CTCTAACCGCTGAGCTACACCATCACTTGCCGGGTACGTCTCCGGCGAGGGCTTCCACCTCCGTATGCTTTTCGGCGCACCGCGCCCTGGCTGCAATTCAGTAACAGGGGATGCATAACCCTGGCTTCCAGCGTGATTAGCGCCTTCAGCATGACGGGATATACCCGTAACCAACAAACTTTCCCATATACCATCAAGCAATGGCTGTTACGCGGGAGGGACGTAACAGGTAAGGGCGCTGACCAGAAAGACCTGACCCTTCTCATTCATCTGGTTAATCACACCAGCGCCCTTGCCTGTTATGCCTCCCCGTTCCCTAATACACAGACGGGGACACTCTGCGGTCGATTTTTTGACGGGGGACGACTCATACCCCGTGGCGTCAGGCTTCTTAGGCCGCTACCATCATCAGATCATCGTTTGCATTTACTTTAATGGTCGGTTTCTAAACCGCCGCAAAGTCGCTAACCATGACGAAAACCCTAAAAAAGCCCACCCGAAGATGGGCAAATACGCTACGTCTCACACAAGAAAGAAGCCGACTGCCTGAACTGGATTCACTTTCAAATGCCCGCTGAAAGGGATCACAAGTCGGCTTCTTTCTTGATGCGGCACTCTCTCCGCCCGTCACCGCTCTGTCTCGGTTGTCGCGTTTGCCACGCCAGCCATAACGAGGTTTAAAGTCTTTGCACGTTCCCATCACTCGACTGCCGTCTGAGGCTGTTCGTTGCAGCGGGGGTGCCTCCCCCTGGGGATATCCCCGGCCTTACCCCATTCTTTCAAGACACAATGCAAGGCCACATCCGCATAGGTGCATTACCGCAACATTAAGGAGGCATAGGGATTTTTGTGGCGGTTACCTTTTGCCCTGAGTCTCCTTAATGTTGAAGATGTGCATTGATGATTAGATGCAGCATGTACCGTTACTCTCTGCCGGACCATCATCAATGAACACCTTAAAAAGACCTTCCGTGGCTCAACATGTATTGTCGTTTACTCCGCAAAGTGCTCTCTCTGAAACCACTTTCCGCACTAAACCTGTTGAACTTTGGTCTGCTCGGTGCCAAAGCGTGCTCTTGGTTTACTATACTTTTCTAACACTTTAATTTGTTAATTACTGGTGGGCAAACAATAACCAATAAGTGACTATCAAGCCCAGCAAGCGAAACGTGGGTACCGCCCACCAGCAAGGAAAATTCTATGTTAAGTCGCCTTCACAATCAATACGTTCGAATTGTGATTTTAGATTTCTAACACATTATTTCCCATAAAGATCTTCTACCCCCCCATTCTTCTTATCCCATTCGTTCGCCCATACCCGGCAAGCGTCAATGATTTCCTGACGACGATCTCCTTGCATGAACGGAATGCTTTCATGGAAACAGCTTGGAATGCAGGCCACACTGAATACAGTATCAAACTCCGTCTGCTTGATTGCCTCCAGCGTCTCCGGACGCATTTTTAATTCATCGATTGGCGCATCCTTAGAGTCCATAATCCGGCGATATAAGCGCGGAAAATCCGTCTCCAGGTACGCCATAATTTTATCTGCGAGACATTCGTCTATGTCGGTATTCCAGTCCTTTTCGAAGCCCGGCAGGCGATAGTAAAGCGGCGTTCCCCATACCGATGGGATCACATCCATCGTTAACAGGCGATTAGTTCTGATTTGTTGATGGTAATTAGCCGTCAGCAGTGCTTCGCCACGCTGCCCAGTTTCCGCAACCAGGCCGTGCGGATACTCATGGATGTAGGCAATGGCATCCCTTCCATCATACATAAGTGGAAATGTCTCTGGTCTTTGTCCCATGCCACAAGCACGGTTCAGATCGTGACCAAGCTGTGAGCACTCTCGCTTTAATGTTTCGATAATGCTCTGCGCTGTAGCCAACTTTTTACGCAGTGTGACGCCTTCGCCTTGATAATCAATGCATTGCTGATTGAGCTTGGTTAAACGCTCTTTTAGTTCCCGGCGCTCTCTTTTCAGCGTGCGGTTATCCTTCTCCGCAACATCCAGCCGCTTTGTCAGGCTTGGCGGATAGTCTTTTTTGTAACGGTTCAAATCGGCTTCGGCAGATTTACGCAGTGTATTTGCCTGTTCAAGACGCGCTTCCAGATTGCCGATCTCATTACGCATATTCGCGGCAAATTGATTAACTGCATCACCCAGGCTTTCAACTGTCGCTGATACGCCTGTGACTTGTGAAAAACGGATCAAGCCATCATTAACTGCTTGTTGGTATTCCTCAAACTGATCCACCAGCTTATTGTAATCAACTGCCCCATCATCAAGCAGCTTGTTGATTTCCGCCACCAGGTTATCTGTAGTGGCAATGACACTCTCGTGCAGTCGCTTTGACAGGTCATCACCCGGATTCCGTTTCTGTATAAGAGCGATTTGTGTGCGCAGCGTTTCAATTGCTGTCGAGATAATTTCCAGATTAGAAGTATCAGTGTGTTGACTCATTGCTATTCCCGTTACTTTGTTAAATTAGTTTTCTAACATATTTTATTAGTTTGATGACAGTATCGGAAGATGCAATAAACAAAAAACCCGCTAATTGGCGGGTTTTTATGCAATTACTGTGTTGCAGCCTGATAAATAAGATACGCGATAAATACAGGTACGATGGCCCATTGCAGCAATGAAAGTAGCCTCATTACTGTTATTGGGGTAACTCCATCCACGTATTGTTTCTCTGACATTTTCCCGAACCAACTAACCGACAACAGTGCCGAGTTTTCCCCCAATTCCAGCTCTCTGAGAGCTTCACGGATTAACGGCGCTGTCACAGCCTTAACCGGTGTGCTCAACGTGATACTCCGCGTCCTCCCCGCATCGTCAGCGAACGCCAGACTCACATAATATTTTTTGCTCAATGTACAAACTCCCAATCATCAGCGCTTGCACTTTCCGGGGTTATGTGAACCTTATCGCCAGTAACAATATTGCGAGCTTCAAAACTTCCATTGATACGTTTCGAGATCTCAATACATAGTGCCTGCTGCCATGAGCGACGACGAGCGATAGCATTAGTTCCTGCAGGGATAAGTTCTGCCACGTTAAGTAAACGCAAAACGATTTCTCCGTTTAATCAAGACAAACATACTCCGTGATAGCTTTTATGGCTTCAGCGGCACTGCGCGCCTCAAAGCAGTAGTAACCGGCTTCTGTGAGGCGAGTCATCCAGACGAGTTGTTCGGGAGTCAGGCGATTTCTCCCATGTTTCATCTCAATGCGCATTCCGTGGTATCCCCCACAAGCAAGGTCTATAGAAAGATCGGGATATCCCTTCTTTTGGCCCTCTGCCACCATTTTTATTGCCGTCCTTATGCCTCGCAGGCCACCGTTTGGAGTGGCGTGAGTATGCTCATACACATAACGCATATTGCGATACATCCAGTCCAGGACGCGAACCTGCTCGTAATGCTCATGGTTCCTTTTGATTAGATCTGGGTTTTTCTCCAGTTCTCTAAGAGCTGCGGCATGTGGGGATGTTTCAGAATATTCACTGCGACGCCTTCTCTTTCGCGCTATTTTTCTAACACACCCATTGATAGTAAATATGCGAAATAATAACAACAACGTTAGATTTGTAAAACAAGAGAGATACTACTCAAGGATGGTCTATATGCAACAGGTCGGATTTGCTTTTAGAGTAAAGAGTGACCTTAATCAACAAGGAGGGTAAATCGCATGGCATTTACCCAACCTGTTATTTTTAAAGGGTTATTTTATCCTGTTCGGATAATTCTTTGATTGTCTTGTCGATTGCGATCAACCAACCTTCATAGGTTAAATCATCAACAAGTTCTACCAACTTATCATCGGTGTGAGGAAAGTATATCCAGCTCCAGTTCGCAGGGTTTTCTGCTTTTCGCAGCGTAAAAACCTTCTTGTATCGGTGGAACTCAAGGATATACCCCTTCGATATGGAATATTCCTTTAGGTCTTCGACCGTAAACCTACGATTCTTTCGCATGGCTACCCCATAATTCGATATTTCTCTATAGACTCGTCGTAACTTGTGTACACGTATGGCTCTGTATCATCGGCATAAGGTGCGACTTCCAGAGCATGAACAGGATTGTATACCGCGTCATTTTCCAGGCGATCGCTCAAATACAGATGCCCAGCCAAAACCGTAAGCGCCGGGCGACTCATTTTGTAGATCTCTGCCACATCACTATCTACAACTTGTCCAAATGATATGTCGCCGCGCTCCAGCAATAACGTTTTAAGCGCAGGCCACCACGGCCCATAAAGGTGATAAAGCTGTGGATCTCGTTTCAGCCTTTCCACCATGCCATTCAGATATGCATCCAGAAACGCCTCTTCACTCCTGCCATTGAGCGCCTGCGGCAAAATGTCCTCAAGGTAGGATTCCGTCGGTTTTACAGTGTCAATTAATGTCGTCATTCAAATTCGGCCCCGGTTGGGGCCGCTCCTTATCTGTTAGGCCGCATCGGCGATTATTTTACGCAGTTCATCTACCGAGTAACGCGTAGATACCATCCATGCAGGACGGTCAAAGTTCACATCAGCAACCGGGTTTGCTTCAAAATTCCAGAAACGCCCGCCAATCTTCTTAATCGCGTCTTTGGCGTTCCGTATTGTCGAGGAACCTGGTTGGTCGGCAATGAGATAAACCGCGCCAACGTCCTCGCTGACGCTCCACCAGCGCCCGCGAACACGCGCCTTAGCGCGAATCGGCTTATCATTAACCACAATGATATAGTCATCATTCGCCGCTTCATCAGCTCTGGCTTCAGCCACTGCCGCCTGCTCTTCTCTTTTGCTTTCAGCCTGCTCAAGCCTTTCCGCGATCTCTGATTCAGTGGCCCCGCCGTTTTTCAGCGATACATAGTCCTGCCACGTTGCCGATTTGAGCGTATCCGGCAACTCATTCACATAGTCGCCGTCTTTCAACTCACGGGCGCGGCGGGTAGCCATTTCTACCAGGCGATTAACAGAAACAGCATCAGCAAAATCGTCCTTACTAATGTGTTTTTCATCAAATGCATTGATGACAGCCCCCACCTTAATCCACTGTGCTGCCGGTGATTCCAGGGGGTTATCAGCCTGAACAATGGCGAGTTTCGCTCCATCTACCCCATTATTCGCCAGCTGTTCCAATGCCGCCCATCCATCTGCATCACTGAGTGATTTATATTGCTCAAACAATGCATCGCGCCAGGCCACCAGCGCAGAACGTGTTTTTTCGATCTTCGCCTTAATTTTCGCGATCTTGACCTGATTAAACATCCGTTCAATATCATCGATATTGCTAAAGGCTTTCATCCTGCCCTGGAATAAACGGTATGCCAGCACGGTCCTCCAGAATGATTCCAGACCTTCTCCGGACGGTTTGCGGAACAAGCTAAGAATATCTTCAGAAGTGACTTTATTAAGCGAACGACCTGACAGACCACGCCCAGCCATCCAGTTTTCGAACTCCTGGGCAACATCATCCATCGTTGCCTGTGCTCCCCATGCCTGCATTCCCTGGATGTAATCATACCCATACAATGCCTGGAGGAATCCCTCGCCGTCCACGATATTCAGCGGGTTATCACTGGCTTGTATTTTTGCCACTTCACGCTTCAGCGCCTCGTCGTTGCCATCAGGATATATCCATCGCTCAGGTGCTATATCCGATGCTCGCCCGATTTTTTGGCCTATCACGCCATCATAGGTCGATGACAGTGCGATCTGACCATCATCTGTGCGATAAGCCCAGTATTTAATAGCTGACCCACCGCCCCATGCATTACCAGGTTTACCAGCAATAACATTCATTACCCCATTACGAATAGCATCATAGAACTGATCGCGAGTAAGTATTGTTGATAGCTGGTGGCACTGAACACCACGCGCAGCCGTTGCGCGCGATTCAGCAACCCCCTCTTCAAAAGTTACCGCTTCAATCACAGAGTCAAACGGCAATGTAACGATTGACCCCGGTGATCGAGCGTAACGACTTGCTCTATCCAGCCAGGCGATACGGCAGATGTATTGTGCTTTTTCACCGTCAATTTTTTCCACCCGGACAATCGCTGTTGTTTCGCGATCATCAATGACTGCACGGTAATAACTACCTTTATGCAACAGGATATTCTTGTCAGTGCGCATATATTCCTGTGGGTTCTGAATAACATCGATACTGATATCCAGCACACCAGACTTAATAGCGCGCTCCACATCACCACGAGAGCGTTTCATTATGGTATCCGCGTCTTTTGCCCTGGTGATCGCAAACTTCAGCACCCGCGCACGTTTTCTGTAGCTACTCAACTGCTCAAGCGCGTATTTTTGCCCATTCCTGTTCGTACCCGCTTTTATCAGGTCGTCAAGATTGCGCTGGTAATGCTCTATCTGTTCCATCGCGCTTTTCAGTTCTGTCTCCATCATGCCGATATCTTTTCCGGCGGCGTTTGCCGCTTTCAGGTAGATATCGAGAGCATTGTTGGCCTCGCGCTGTGCTTTCAGTTTCAGACGTTCTTCACGCTCTTGCGCCTGGCGAGCCATGATTGCGCGGCGTTCTTCCGGGTTTGCCGCCAGCATAATGGCGCGTTCATCAGCATCATCCGCATCACCATTGGCGATCTCTGACATGTCGGATGTCATCACCATCTTGATCCAGTCTTTCTTACGTTTCAGCGTATCCAGACGGAAGTCGTCGAATGTGCCTTTGCCACAATAGTAGTGAACATTGACCTTTTCTTGCGGTGAACCTACGCGCGCACCGCGCCCATTTCGTTGGTCGATACTGGCTGGTGTCCAGGGTAGTGTCAGGTGATGGATATCGGTTGTCCCGATGTGCAGGTTAATACCTACTTCAGCCTTCTTGTTACAGATTATGATGCGCGTGCGACCTTCGTTATAGTCGGCGGCAATACCTTCCATGCCCTCAAGGCCAGCATCATTTTTAGCTGAGAGATAATCCTCATATTGTGCAAGTTTGCTGTAGTAGGTTTCCCATGCCCCTTCTTTGTATTCACCGTTTTTGTTTGGAGTAGGTTCGGTCGGCTTATTCACCTTCTTCAGCTTGATGCCGCCAGCCTGGCTAACTGTCGTCGCATTGATAATGCCAATCTCCTGCTCCGGCATTTGCAGTGCACTGGCGATAATACGGCGCAGCTTCTGGTGCTGGGCTTTTTCATCAATAAAGACGATCTGCTTACCGTTCTTCAGACCTTCACGAAGATTTTCGATCAGCGCGGCATACTTCGGCGGGATGGGGTGCGATACCTGCTGCATATCAATACCGGCAGCCGCAATGGCCTTCAGTATTTCAGCTTCCAGTTCAATGCTGGCACGTATTTCAACATGCGTCGGATGTTCACTAAAAGCGGTCTTCACTACCTTGCTGGTACGCGTACTGACCAGCCCGCCAGCGCCGTCTTCCTCGGCCTCATCAACATCATCTGCCACTTTACCGCCAGCTACTTTTGGCAAGGCATCAGCAATAGCTTTTACCTGGTCTGCAAGCTCAACGGGGAACTGGAATGTAATCGCACTGGCATACAGATCCGGGTCTATAGCAACCTTGTCCATGTCGCGGATGATGGAGAAGATGAAATCATCCGGTTTGTCGTTAGTGATATGCCCGTTTTCATCGACTGTCAGCTCATCATTGCGACTTAACTCCTGAGCACGCTTACGAAGCTCTTCATAAGCAGTCTCCTGCTCCCCTGTCATCGGGATCTGCAAGGTGTTCTCGATGATGTCTGGAATTTTAACCGTCGCTCCGACATCTGCAGCAGTCTTCAGAGTGGTCCAACGATGGAAAATACCACGCAGGCCGTCAAGGTTCTGGAAGCCCACCAGCCCCTGCTTCTCTTCCACTTCCCCGGAAATTTTCTGGACCTGAACTGTGGCTGTTTTGCCAAACACACGAACGAAATCATCAGGCGTAATGATGCCCATGCGCATCCACTCTTCCTGCGGAATGACAGTAGACAGCATGTTGAAGGCATCAATCGGACTGTTCACCAGCGGAGTTGCCGTCAGCATGACTACACCACGCCCGTTGTTGCGTTTCATCATGTACGCAGCTTTTACAGCCATGTCGCGGGCCATCTTGGATACTGCCGGGTTAGGCAAATATGCCAGTTGTCCCGCTTCACGCCCGGCATTAAAGGAGTTGCGGTAGTTATGCCCCTCGTCGGCAATCACGCTATCGAAGTTCATATCCTCAAAGTACGGGATATTCTGCTTCTTCGTTGTACCGGTATTCGCGGCCTGATCCTTAATCTTGTTCTTCTTCTGCGCATCACGGTGTTTACCGGACGCCAGGTCAAGACGCCCCATTTCCACAGCATTAAAGACAGCTTGCTGTGAGTTCTCCTCGATGGTTTTTTCTCGTAGCGGGATAGACGCGAATTGTTCTTTTGTCATGATGACCGTTCGCCAATTTGACGACGGGATCATGTTCATGCGCTGAACGATAACGGCGCTGGCGGACTCTTTCACAACATTTCTGGTAAGAGGCTGCCCGTTACTGTCGAGGCGTGGTTCGCCATTTTCATCAAGCACTGGCGCGGTAAGAATATTTCCGCCGTCATCACGAACTTCATCCAAACCGATAAACATCATATTGGCGAAGGCATCAGCACTGTAGAAACTCTGTGCCTCGTGATACCAGTTCTGATAAACCGCCTTCGGAACAACAATACACGTGCGTTTAGTGCGACCTGTTTCGAAGTTATACGCCTCAAGCGCAAGCGCGGTCGTGGTTTTACCCAGCCCGGTACCAAATCCCATGATGCCACGCCCATCTTCTGACAAGCGGCGAACTTCTTCATTCTGATAAGTCAGAGGAATGCGCTTTCCACTAATCCCTTCCAGGCCTAGCGGTGCGTCAGAATGTGTGAACGGAATGAAACCATTGAATGCGTCGTTATAGTCACGGGCTATCTGATCCGCCTGCGGGTGGGTGCGTAACCAGTCGTTAAAGCTAACTTCCAGTTGAGCAATTTTATCCAGGTACTCGTTAGCGTTCTGCCCACGCGGTTTAACACCGTTCAGGTAGTTTTCTAACTGGTTCAGGAAGCCGTCTTTATTGTTGGCTTTCTTGAACTCATTCCCGTTTTTGCCGTTTACGGTTCGTAGCTGATAGCCGGTAAATACACCGTCCTTACCTTCGTAATCGTCCGGAGATACCAGAATGCCATCGACGACCTTCAGATCAGGTTCAGTGTACTTAAACTCGTCATAGCCCTGCTCTGCCAGGAACTCTTTTATCAAGCGGCGATCCAGCCAGCGGGCATTCAGATTAACGGTGACTTTATTTAGTGGCGTGAAAATACGTTTCTCTTCGATTTTCGCCAACTGACGCTCAAAGTTCGCTTTCTGCTCACCTGTTGACGCATCACGCCAGCCCACCAGCAGTGCTGTTTTGGTTGCAACATCGCCGCTGGTGGCGCGGTCCATCGGCAGCAGACAGCCATACCCATCAATAGCGATATCATCAAATTTCGCCAGGTATTCAAGGGCCGCGTCGTCGTCCTCTGGCAGTTCACCAGCAAACGCCTCACGAAAGTCGCCCAGCGTTATAGGATTAAGGGCTACATCACTAAAAAGATGTGCTATCACTTGTTCAGGACGCGTAAAGTCAATACCGGCAGCACCATCCGTTACATCAAGTCGCCCTGCCAGAAGGTCAGAAGTGGAACCATCCTGTTTCACATTGCCAGTGAACGTCATCCAGTTTTTAGCGCCAGCTTCAGCAAGCCCATTCAGCTTAATCGCGTGCGGTGGTCCATACTTCGCAACTTCTGCTGCCGCCAGGCGGGATGCATCTGCCAGTTTGTCATCAACGTTCACCCCCAGGTTACGCAAATCAAGTGCCTTGTTGATCAACTGACCTATCAGTGCACCGCGCATAACGCGCTCCCTGTCTTTTTCTCGCTGCTTGCCAGCAAAGCGAATCATTGCTGCCACTTCATCACTGACAACCGATGGATAGTCAGACGCGATCGCCGATATCTGGTCCCATGACAAAGCCAGAATGCCATTTGTTGACTGAAACGCGATCTGCAGATCGCCAAACGTCGAAACACCATATCGACTTACATCAAGCGCGGAGGATTTGGTTGTCGTGTCCTTAACCCATTTCAGACCATCAAACTCATGCCAGATACCGCCTACAAGGCGTTTATCGCCCACTTTCGCGCCCTGCCATGCCTGAGTAGTTACGCCGAGCAAATCCCAATTGATGCGACTATCAAAGCGACGAGATAGCGCGGTTTTCATCGACTCATTGGATACACGACCGTCTTTTTTCACCACCAGGGTATTGCGGAAGCTGGTACGTTCCATGTCGCCGTAAACAAATCGCTTCCCTTCGGTTGTAAACCATTTTCCTTTGAGGAAGGTATCCCAAAGGACGTTTGCCGATTTGAGTGTTGAATCATCCGTGTCGGGGATCATCTCCAGGAAGGTTTCCGGGTGTTTACGCAATACCCATACGTCCACCACGGTATCTGTACCGGATTCGCTGAACGTACCGGAAGGCATACGATGTGCGCCCAAAAATTCCGCTTTACGGCTGACTTTATCGCGCAATTTTTTATATTTCGTACCATCGGTCATGCCATTTGGCACCACCAATACGATAAGCCCACCAGGCTTAACCTTGTCGATCGTGCGCAGCACAAAGTAATTGCCAACGTTCTTCTCGTTTGCATATGCCGGATCAAGCCCGGCGACACCGGAACGCCCTTCACCAAACGGTACGTTACCAACAGCGTGATCATACATTGCGTCTTTCGCCGCCAGCGCCTCAAACGCCCCGATATTCACATCGTCTTCCGGGTGCAAAAGCTGGTTTATTCGACCGGAAATCGGAGACAGTTCGGCGCTGGTCATTATCATGCCCTGCCGTTTTGCCTCCTGGAAAATACCTGTGCCCGCTGATGGTTCCAGTACGTGCCCGCCATCAATACCGTAGTCAGCAAACAGATCCCATATACCTTCAGCCATAAACTGTGGCGTGTAGTATTCGTATTGGCTGCCCTCACCATCTGTCAGGCCGCCTTCACCGGTATACCCAGCAAGAATCTGACGTTGTTTGTCAGTTAATTTCGCCCCATCGAAGCCGGGCGGAAGGGAATTAAGAAGATTTACTGCGGCATTGTTTGCTGCCCGGCGTGTTTTCTGAATACTGACGCCATCGGCTTTCCTGACGCCAAAGGTCGCAACAGCACGTAATTTATGCAACCGACTAACAATTTCAATCAGTTCGCCTAAGCTGGAGGCTTCACTGATTGAATGAAGTAGTTTGTCCAAAGGATTTCCCCCTCTAAACCGTAAAAAATTCCGCTATGCGGTACGGTTGAGAGGGTATGGAGAATGTTATTTTCAGGGGGACGATACTACCGTCAAAATCACATACTCCCCATAGTTTGCCTACTTATTAACCCATGACCGGGAGAAAAATATGGCAAACATTGAACCTCGCTGGCTAATTGAAGCCCGTAAGCACATTGGCTTGACTGAAATAAAAGGCGCTAAACACAACCCTGAAATCGTTCAGTTCTGGCGCGACATCAAGCGCGGCGGAATTAAAGACGATGAAACGCCGTGGTGCGCAGCATTTGTCGGTGCAATGCTGGAACGTGTAGGCATCCGCTCAACAAGATTTGAGTCGGCAAAATCCTATCTGGATTGGGGCGAGAAATTAGATACACCGGCATACGGATGTATCGTTGTATTTACCCGCGTAGGCGGTGGGCACGTAGGCTTCGTTGTCGGACGCCGCGCCAATGGCGATCTGCTTGTCTTGGGTGGGAACCAGGGGGATGCGGTTAATATTCGCGCATTCCCAACATCAAGAGTGTCTGGCTATCGCTGGCCTGCTGGCGAACCACGCAATACCGCTCTGTTACCAGTCGGAGACGCAGCAACCTCAACTAATGAGGCATGAAAAAAGCCCCGGCCATGCCGGGGCATCACGCTTCAAGTCACGATCCAATCATTACCGACTATATCAGCCGTCGATAAATAAACTTCCCGGATCTTGAGTCCATTAATACAAAACCATCCGGTAGTAGAGTAATTATCAGGCCAGGCCCATACATCAATACTCCATGCTTTACGGCGGCACACTTCAGCCTGTCCTTCCCTGATTTTTTTTACCGCCTGCATGATGTCCATCACTCACCTCCCCAACCGATCACCTGGAATTGCCCCATTTTGGGGTGATACCAGCGTTTTCCTCGGTGTTCAGCCTCCGACATCATCCGGTTAAAAGCATTCATGAAGGGAGATAAGGCCACAATGGAACGACGCGACAATACCCCCTCTGGAGTTAAAAACTCATGCGTATCGGTGGGAATCCGGAAAGCGTTGACCAGGTTGCGGCATTTGGCTTCGGTCAGGCCACATTTCGCCGCCAGCTGGCGGTAGCCAATGTAGCCATCTGGCATGTTGCCCTTCTTGATTTGCTCGACGGTTTCAGCGACCTGGCTAACCTTTGACTCAACAGCATGAAGCCGCTTTTGCTGCTGAACTGCATTTGCAGCCATTGCGGCGATCATCTCTATTTCGGTCAACGGCTGGCGTACTTGTTCTTCCAGTTCGCGCCAGCGGTCCACCAGCCGGGCGGTGAATTCCGGAGAGAGCTGCGCGACGACAATAATGCTGTCTCGTTTGCCTTGCTCGCCTTCGAAGACGTAAGCCTCGACACTACGGCGTAGTCCTAAGTTATTGATTTTTTCGAAAACCTGCAATGCAGGAAGTTGAATAACTCCAGATTTAGCCAGGCGCTCTATTGATATTTTTACGTTATCTGGACGACTTCCCACCAGCTCCGCGATCTCAATGCTGGTCATTGATGGCTTTTCAAGAATGCAGATATCCATCAGTGTGCCTCCGCAATTCCGGGATTGGTAATATTGCGATACCAAGGATTAGTGTTTGGTTGTGATGAAGTAGAGAAACGGCCAGTCAGGACGCCATGTTGATCAGGGATCAGAGAACGGGCTTCTTTTTCAGTTGCGGCAATTGCGAAGTGATCGCAGTGTTTTTGCAGGGAGTGGAAACGCCAGATAAATTCCGGGCGCGAGCAAGGATTGGCATTAACCATAGTTACGGCCTCATTCGTAGGTTTAACAACCTGCGCCCCGCTGCTAAACGGGTGGCAGGACGTGACGGGGTTAGCAGACTGGCACGAATGAAACCAGCAGGCCGAAGCCTCCCCATCACGCCCCACCATAATTCGGGCGTAACGTGGTTTTACGGACACAAAAATACCGCAATATCGGATATCTGCGGTTGTCCGCATTCGTATTC